CCAGACGCACTAGCGTCTGGACATTTCGTTTAAAACAACACGCAAAAAATGCTATTTCTTCTCATTTCGTTACTCTTACTTACGATACCCGATATGTACCTATATCAAGCAGGGGTTTCCTTACACTCGATAAACGAGATGTTCAACTCTATTTTAAAAAGCTTAGGAAAGCTCATCGCAAAGATCATGAACCTATAAAATACTATTTAGCAGGAGAGTATGGTAGTAAAACATATAGACCTCATTATCACATTATCCTATTTAATGCAGATATAGAACTTATTCACAAAGCTTGGGACAAAGGAGAGGTACACATAGGAGAACTTACAGAAGCTTCAGCAGCATATACAGCAAAGTATATAAACAAAGGGAAAGTTATACCAATGCATCAAAACGATGATAGACTCCCAGAATTTAGCTTAATGTCAAAAAAATTAGGATTAAATTATCTTTCAGAAAAAATAATTCGATATCATAGAGCAGATATTGAAAGAAATTACTTAATATTGGAAGACGGAAAGAAAATATCACTTCCCAGGTACTACAGACAGAAAATATGGACAGAATCAGAACTTAGAATACAATCAGATAAACTAGCCCAGAAATTCACACAAATAGAAAATCAAAAACAGATAGAATATTACACAAAAAATCAAACATTAGAAGGTTATGAGCAACAAAAAGAATCTGGAGTCGCATACAGAATTGCAACCCACAACAAACGAGCCCAAGAAAGTCGTGACAAAATTTAGAACACCATTTACATACACAAACAAGAAAACAGAGCAGGAGATAAAATCCTTTTTGTCTCCTTCACAGACAGTACCAGACATGACATTTTCACTACAAGAATTAGTACAACGATACACAAGAGGTCAATCAGTAGCAACTTTTACACCTGTTTATTACGGAGAAGACGAGGAATTTGCAGATGTTAGCAGAATGGATCCTATGGAACGCATAGAATATGCTAGATATATCAGAGAAAAAATCAACGAGCACAGAACCTCCCTAGCGGAGCAAACACGTGCCGAAGGACGTGAGCCGAAAACGAGCGATAGCCAAAACTTCGTAGAAGAAAAAGCACAACAAAATGCGCTTAAATAACCCCCCCTATAAAAACAAAAAACAACCAAGAGGGCAGTTTTTCCGTACTACGGAAAAACTGCCCGATCAGTGGCCCTACGGCAAAAAAACAAAGGCGCAATGGACAAAGGCCTTCGAAGAGGAGGCCAAACGCACTAATAATCCTTGATATATTAGTGCTAATTGACACCAAGCACAAACGAAAGCCTGCGAGAGTACAAGCGTAGGTGGAAAATTAAACACAAAAAAAAACAACGAAAATGGAACCAGTTTCGACAACCGCGCTCATAGGAGCCGGAATCAGCGCCTTAAGTGCCGGGGGCACAGCAGCCGCAACAGGCGCACAAAACAGAAAATCACGGGCTTTTAGCCGTGAGATGTACCAACAACAAAAAGCAGATAATATTCAATTCTGGAACATGCAGAATGAATATAACTCGCCACAAGCACAAATGGCAAGATTAAAGGGTGCAGGACTAAACCCTAATATGCTATATGACAAAACAGGAGCAGTCATACCTGCTCAAAACATAAATACCCCAGATGTGCAATCTGCACAATTTAGAACACCAGACTTTGGATCAGTAGGAACAGGACTAGTTCAAGGGTATTTTGATACAAAAATTAAGCAAGCTCAATATGACAACTTAAAAGCAGCGAATACAGTTAGTCAACAAGAAGCTATATTAAAAGCAGCTCAAGCAGCAGGAGAAGTAAAAAGAACAGAAGGTCAAGGAATATCAAACACACTTGCATCATCTAACTTAGATGCAATGATTAGGAGAGCTGGATTAGAAAACCAAAAATTATTAGCTGATACGCAATTTACATTAAACTCAGACCAAAGAGCAGCTATTAGTAACACACAGACTGTAGCAGAATCGGTACAACGGGTAAAAAATATGGCAACTCAAAATATTAATGATGCCGCAACTCTCAAGTTGATTAATCAAAATTTTACAAATTTAGTAAAAGATGGCACGTTAAAACAACTAGATATTGAACTAAAGAGAACAGGTGTACAACCAACAGACGAACTTTGGCAAAGAGCCATAGGAAGAATTATATCAGATATTATACCAACTGGAGGATTACCTAGTATAGGTTCATCTATTTCAGATTGGGCAAAAGGAAAATTTAATAATTGGAATAAAAACTATCCGGGAGGATCATGGTAATGAAACACGAAAATGAGTACTTTCAAAAAACGTCGACAGAAATAAGGAAAGATATTAACAACCTTATTGATGAAATCAATACAAATGTATTAGAAAATGAAAGCAACCACGCTGTGGTTCTTAGTAGATTAGATTCAGTATGTTGCCTTTTACAAATTACACTTATTCATATTAATTCACTAAACAAACAAAACCAATGCGTTACAACAGAAGACGCGGCATGAGAGGCCGCAAAAGAGGAGGCTACGGCCGTAAAAGAAATAATACTTATTTAGTTAAAAGAGGAGGCATTAGACTATAATGGCAAAGGCAAACTTATTCAACTCGATTCAGCTACCGAAAATCGGTAGCAATGTATTCGATCTTTCACACGATGTGAAAATGTCGTTTAAAATGGGTGGACTATACCCAACATGCGCAATGGATTGCGTACCAGGAGATAAGGTAAAAATTAGCACAGAAACTATGCTAAGATTCGCTCCTCTTATTGCACCAGTAATGCACAAAGTAAATGTGACAACTCACTATTTCTTTGTACCTAATAGAATTCTATGGCCTAACTGGGAACAATGGATTACAGGTAATTTAGATGTAACACCACCTTATGCGTATTATGCTAGGGTACAAAATGAAGAAATTGTAAATATTCCTGTTAAATCTTTAGGAGATTATTTAGGACTTCCTACGGAAGCACAACCTAATGGAGACGAATTTCCAAATAAAAATGCTCAAATATTTAGTCCATTTAGCGCAGCAGCTTATAACAAAATTTGGAACGAATATTATCGTGACCAAAATTTACAAACCGCTTTAATAGATACTCTTACTGATGGAGAAAACAATGAAGCATTTGGAGTTGCTATAGAGCCAACTTCAGTAAATAGTTCCGTTAAATCAAGAGCATGGCAGCATGATTATTTTACAAGCTGTTTACCATGGGCACAAAAAGGAGACGCAGTAACTATTCCTCTGGGAGAATTTACTGATGTAGGTATAGAATATTTTAATTCTGAATATACAACAACTAGACTTGTATCAGATGGTTCAGCAGTTCAGTCTACTTCAATTTACTCTGAAATTGATGGTAATTTGGTAAATCAAATTCCAGCTTCAATAAATATTGATAACTCGGCATCCTTAAAAGCTAAAACCTCAGAGCTTACTGCAGAAGCAGCAGATATTAATTCACTGCGCAGAGCATTTAGGTTACAAGAATGGTTAGAAAGAAATGCAAGAGGCGGTACACGTTACATAGAATCAATTCTTGCCCACTTTGGAGTAAAATCATCAGACGCTAGACTTCAACGGCCAGAATATTTAGGCGGTTCAAAAGGTAAAATGGTAATAAGCGAAGTACTTAGTACAGCAGAAACCACAGCACCAGTAGGACAAATGGCAGGTCATGGTATTTCAGTTTCCGGAGGCAATGAATTTCAATATAATGTTGAAGAACATGGATGGATTATTGGTCTTATATCAGTAACTCCAGATACAGCCTATCAACAAGGACTACATAGATCCCTAGACAAATTTGATAGATTAGATTATTACTGGCCAACCTTTGCTAATATTGGTGAACAAGAAGTAAAAGCTAAAGAAATATATGCTTCATCAGAATTCGGAGATTCAGTATTTGGATACGTACCACGATATGCAGAGTATAAGTATATGAATAGCCGGGTAGCTGGAGAAATGAAGACTTCATTAGATTATTGGCACCTAGGTAGAATCTTTGCCGAAGAACCTAACTTAAATGGAGATTTTATTTCATGCGAACCTTCAACTCGTATATTTGCAGTTGAAGACCCAGACGTTGATAATATTTATGCACATATTTTCAACAATATAAAGGCAATACGTAAGATGCCGAAGTACGGCACGCCATCCTTCTAATGGCTTGTGATACACCCTTTCACGTAAATAACCCACGCTATCCTATCTACAGCAACGACAGGCAGGTTCCTGTACCTTGTGGAAAGTGTCCAGCGTGTTTGTCCAGACGCACTAGCGTCTGGACATTTCGTTTA